AATTATCAGATCATGGATCAAATGAAAGAATACGAACCAGAGTTTGATTCTATGTTATTTCATTTACCATTAGCAGGATCTACATTTAAAAAAGTTTATTATGACTCTTTACTACAAAGAGCTGTATCAAAATTTGTTCCTGCTGATGATCTTGTGGTGCCTTACACAGCAAATAGTTTAGACGATGCAGATGCAATCATCCACGTTTTAAAAGTTTCTGAAAACGATTTACGTAAACAACAAGTTAATGGTTTTTATGCTGACATTGAACTTGGTAGTCCAACGATGAGTGTTAACGATGAAGTTTCAAAAAAAGAAAAAGAATTAGAAGGCACAACTAAATCTGGAAAACAACAACCTGTATATACATTATTAGAATGTCATGTTGATTTAGATTTAGAAGGCTTTGAAGATATTGGTCCAGATGGCGAGCCGTCTGGTATCAAGCTACCTTACATCATAACAGTTGAGGAAGGTAGTGGAAAAGTTCTTTCGATAAGAAGGAACTATGCGCCCAATGATCCAAGTAAGAAGA